GCTGTTCGCAAGGCCGTCCACGATTTACGCGATGGAGACGAGGGCGACGGCGTTATCAAAAAGGTTCGCGCGATCAATTTGTTAGCCCGAAACCTAGTGACCGCCGCACTTGATGGCGACATGACGGCCATGAAGGAGATCGGCGACCGTCTCGACGGCAAGCCCAAGCAGGCAATAGCGAACGACGAAGACGAACCATTCCGCATTGCATTGATTGAGCGGGTGGTCATTGACCGCGCTACAGATACAAACGCCTAGAGTTTTCGTCCCGTTACTCAGCCCATCTCGATACAAGGGCGCACACGGCGGGCGAGGATCGGGCAAGTCGCATTTCTTTGCTGAGGCTGCGGTAGAGCGTTGCCTAATGCGTCAAGGATCGCGCGGGGTTTGTATCCGCGAAGTCCAAAAGACGCTCAAGGAATCGGCCAAGCGGCTCATTGAAGACAAGATCCAGGCTTTAGGCGTTGGCGGTTATTTCAACGTCCTGAATACGGAAATACAGACGCCGGGCGGGGGCGTCATTCTGTTTCAGGGTATGCAAGACCACACGGCTGAATCGATCAAATCACTAGAAGGGTTTGATTGGGCCTGGGTCGAAGAAGCGCAGACGCTCTCGGCTCGCTCACTCGAAATGCTTCGTCCGACCATTCGCGCGCCCGGTTCCGAACTATGGTTCTCATGGAACCCGCGCAACGCAAACGATCCTGTTGACCAGCTATTGCGAGGCCCGACGCCTCCGCCTGATGCCGTTGTTATTCGGGCGAACTACTCGGACAACCCGTTCTTCCCGAAGGAATTGGAAGCAGAGCGGGCCTATGACGAAGCCCACAAGCGCGATCGATACGCGCACATCTGGCTAGGTGAGTACGAGCCGACAGCCATCGGCGCCATTTGGGACCGGGTGACAATCCACAACGGCCGGCGCGACGTTGCCCCAGAGTTAGACCGGATCGTGGTCGCTGTAGACCCTGCGATCAGTGCGGAAGCCAATTCGGACGAACACGGCATTGTGGTTGCCGGACTTGGAACCGATCAACGCGGGTATGTCCTCGATGACGTGTCGCTCAAGGGTGGACCGAGGCAATGGGCGGAAAGAGCCATCGCGGCTTATGACCGTTTCGACGCTGACGCCATCGTGGTTGAGATCAACCAAGGTGGAGACATGGTGCGACACACCCTCGAATCCGTTCGCCCAGGTATTAGAATCGTCGAGGTCCGCGCAACACGAGGCAAGCACGTCAGAGCCGAGCCAATCTCTGCTTTGTATTCGTTGGGCCGCGTCTCTCATGTCGGGACGTTCTCGAAACTAGAAGACCAGATGTGCCAGATGACGGCGGCGGGTTACGAGGGCGACGGGTCGCCTGATCGTTGCCTGATAGCCGGAACGTTAATCGAAACAATAAGCGGCCCCGCCCCAATAGAAAAGGTCCAGGCCGGGGATTTGGTTCTGACGCGATCCGGTTATCGACGGGTTATTGCGGCACAAAAGACCGGCGTTAATGTTCCAGTGGTTTCCGTGATTTTGTCGAACGGAAATTCTGTTACTGGAACAAAAAATCATCCTGTTTATGTAGATAATATTGGGTTTTTAACCATAGATGCGCTAGTATGGGGGGATATATTATCCTCATTAGCGGATCGTTCAATATGGCAAAAACTGAAAGTATTTGGTTCGCGGGTATCGAGTTTGTTCGCTATCCAAACAGTAAAAGCAAATCGGCCCGTCGATATTATTATGAGCGAGTTAACCGCAGATCGGACGGCGCAAGGGTGCTTCACAGGTTTGTTTGGGAATGTGCAAACGGCCCAATCCCGAGCGGTTCGCACATTCACCATATTGACGGGAATACTCTCAACAACGACCTGTCGAATCTCCAATTGGTTTCGCCAGCAGACCACGCGATTGAACACGAATCTATGTATGGCGCTGAATTTCGCGCCCAGCGTCGGGACCATCTCGAACGTGTGCGGGTTCTCGCTGCCGAGTGGCACGGTTCAAAAGAAGGTATCGAGTGGCATAAGTCGCACGGCGTCGATAGTTGGATTACCCGAAAGCCGACTGACAGGGTTTGTGTTCAATGTGGCGCGAAATATCAGTCATTTGCGCGGCGCGAAACAGACCGATTTTGTTCCCGGTCATGTATCAGCAAACACAATGAATCGTCGCGGCGATACTACGAAGACAGGTCATGTGTCGTTTGCGGGGCGAAATTCAACGTCAAGAAAAGCAAGCCGCAAAAAGTATGCTCCCGTAAGTGTGGTTGGGTTATCAGACGCGGGAAGGGCTGACGTTTATAATTTGGCGGTCGAAATCGACAACGAATATTACGCCAACGGCGTTCTCGTACATAATTGCGACGCCCTGGTCTGGGCACTCACAGAGCTATTTCCCTCGATGGTGACGACTAGGACGGTAAGCGTCCACGTTGAGCCGTTGGGGCCATCGGGTTGGATGGGTTAGCGGAAAAAGATTCCACCTAACTGATTCAGCGCCGCCGAGGAAATTCCAATTGGCTGAGAAGAAAGAAACCAAAGAGCCTGTCATTCAAGAGGCTTTAGAGCGTTTCCGTGAGAGCGAGGATGGAACCTCATTCTCGCGTACTGCCGCGCATGAAGACATTAAATTCGCACGCTTGGGCGAACAATGGCCGGATAACGTCAAGAAGTCCCGCCAAGAAGAAGGCCGTCCGTGCCTGACAATCAACAAGCTGCCGTCATTCATTCGCCAAGTCGTCAACGATTCACGCCAGAACAAACCCGCCATTGCTGTTCACCCCGTCGATAACGGGGCGGACAAGGATACAGCCGAAGTGATCGGCGGCTTAATCCGGGCTATCGAGCGCAATGGTGCCGATGTCGCCTACGATACCGCAATCGATCACGCGGCGTCGGGCGGCTTCGGTTTCTTCCGCATTGGCATCGATTACTGCCACGAAGACAGCTTCGACATGGAGGCCCGCATTGAGCGGATAGCCAATCCGTTAATGGTGCATTGGGACCCGACAAGCACGATGTTTGACGCATCGGATTGGGGCTTCGGGTTTATCTCCGACCTGTTGAGCGAAGAGGAATTCGAGGCCAAGTATCCCAAGGCCGATAAGGTTTCGTTTGAAGGCGACGCCAAGGACATTATGGGCCTTTGGCTGCAAGATGAGAAAATCCGCGTGGCCGAGTATTGGTTGCGCGAGGAAAAAGAACGCACGATCTACCAGCTATCCAACGGGCAGGTGGTTCGGAAGGATCAGTTTACCGACGAGATCAAGGCCCTACTGGAATTGCAGGGCGTCAAGGTACAGCGCGAACGCCTGTCGAAATACTACGAAGTGACCCGCCGCGTTATGTCGGGCGTTGAAGTGCTGAAAGAGGAACCTTGGCCGGGTTCGTCCATTCCGATTTGCCCTGTTTGGGGCGAAGAAATCATGGTCGATGGCAAGCGGCATTTCCGCTCGATGATCCGCGATGCAAAAGACCCGCAGACCATGTTTAACTTCTGGCGTTCGGCAACGACCGAATTGGTTGCCCTTGCGCCGCGTGCGCCGTGGGTAGGGCCGAAAGGGTTTGTGCCGAAGGGCCAAGAGGCCAAGTGGCAGACGGCTAACAACCGCTCGCACGCCTATCTGGAATACGAGCCTTCGCCCAATGGCGCGGCCCCTCGGCGCGAGGCTTTCGCAGGCGTTCCGGCCGGTGCATTGCAAGAAGCCCTGAACGCATCCGATGACATGAAGGCCATCATCGGGATTTATGACGCCTCGCTTGGTGCGCGGTCGAATGAGACTTCGGGCAGGGCGATTCTGGCACGCCAGAAAGAAGCGGACGTGTCGAACTTCCACTTTATCGACAACCTTTCCCGCGCCATTCAGTACGCTGGTCGCGTTCTCGTTGAAATCATCCCTTCGGTCTATTCCGCCCGCCAGACTGTCCGCATCCTGGGCGATGACATGAAGGAAAAGGTGATTAAGCTGACGACTGAGGGCCAAGGCTCCTACGGTTCGCAGCCGCAACCGGCGAACGGTGAAGAGCGTTTGTATGACCTATCGATCGGCAAATACGACGTAACGGTCAAGACCGGACCTTCGTTCTCGACGCAGCGCGAGGAAACCCGCGAAACCCTGATCGAGATTATGAAACAGATCCCCGGAGCCGCGCCGATCCTTGGCGATGTTCTCATGGAAGCAATGGACTTCCCCGGCGCTGACGTGGTTGCCAAGCGCCTCAAGGCGCTGTTGCCGCCTCAGATCGCGGCGATGGAAAGCGGCCAGCCCATGCCGCAACAGCCGCCGCCTAATCCGCTGGATGACGAAGAGCGGAAAGCCAAGATTGAGAACATGCGGTCTAGTTCGATCCTCAACACCGCGAAGGCCGAAGCCACGCAGACGGATTCGCACGCAACCAAACTGGACGCCATTTTGACGGCTCTCACCTCGATGATGCCGCAACCCAATCCCGGAGCGTCACAAGCGCAGCCGGTCAACCCGCCCGCAAACCCCCAGATCGGAGGGCAAGCAGGCTTCTAGCCGCGTTGTGAAACGCCGCATCCCTTAGAAGGAAACCAAATGGCAGACGAAGCATCTGTAGTCGGCAACGAAGCCGAAGCAGAACCGACCGAGATCGAGGCAACCGAAGCGGAAACCGAGATCGAGGAACCCGACGAAACCGAAGCCGATGACGGCGAAGGTGGAGACGGAGAACCCGAAGAAGTCGAATTCGATTTCGGCGGGAACAAGATCAAACTCCCTGCAAATGCGACGGCAAAAGAGATCGCCGACAAGGTGCAGGAGTTTGCCGAGAGCCTTAACAAAGGCGCTCAAGAGAAGTTTAGGGAAACCGCCGAACTTCGGAAGGCTCTGGAAGCGGACAAAGCCGCAGTCCAGAAAATCCGCAGTTTGGAGGGTGAAGCCCTAGAGACATTTTCTCGCGGTCAAAGCGTAAAGCAGGAACTCGCGCAACTTCGGCAGATCGATATAAACGCGCTGTGGCAGTCCAACCCGGACCAAGCCCGCCGCGTTTCTGACGCGATCAGTGCGAAGCAGGCAGAGTTTAACAACATCGTCCAGCGCGTTTCACAACTTGAAGGGCAAGCCACCCAGCATGAGCAACAGCTTGTTGCACGCATGGTGGAAGAAGGCAAAGCGCAGGTTCTGAAACGCATCCCAGACTTCGAACAAAAGCATCTTGCGGAATTGACGGACTACGCGGTCAAAGCAGGCATCCCGAAAGCGGACGCAGGCAATTGGGCGCACAATCCAATATTCACCGAAGCCATGTGGAAGGCGATGCAGTACGACAAGCTGCAAGCAAACGCAACGAAGGCCGCGAAGCCTAAACCCGTGCAAGCGCAGCCCATGAAGGCCGAAGCCAAGTCAGGTTCGGCCCGCCCCGCGCTCGATCTCGTCAAAGACGCTGACAAGATGAGTGTCGAGGAATGGTCGCGCAGGCGTAACGCTCAACTAGCGAAGAAACGAGCCTAGAGCCGGACTTCGCCGCTCGCGTCGTGAGACGCCAGCTATCCCATGAAGGATTGCCACCATGTCTAACACTGTTTTGACCCCGACCGCCGTAACGCGCGAAGCGTTGCGGATTCTCCACCAGAAGCTCAACTTCGTCGGGAACATCAACCGTTCCTACGATGACAGTTTCGCCCAGACCGGCGCGAAGATTGGCGACTCGCTGAAAATCCGTCTCCCCAACCAGTACACCGTGCGTACTGGCCGCGCGATTGCCGTTCAGGACACCGCCGAAACCTCGACCACGTTGCAGATCGCGACGCAGAAGGGCGTGGACGTGAATTTCACCTCGAACGAACTCACCCTTTCGCTGGACGACTTCAACAAGCGCATTCTCGATCCGGCCATGTCTGTCCTGGCCGCGAATATCGAGGCCGACGCCTTCAATATGTACAAGGACATTTACAACGTGTCGGACGAAGACGGCACGGCGTTCACGCTCTTGTCCGCGATGAAGGGTCGTCAAATCCTCAACGACAACCTCACCCCGATGGATAACAACCGGACGGCGATCTTGCAGACCGGCTCGGCTGTGAAGCTGATGGATAGCGTCAAGGCGCTGTTCCAGGATTCGCAGGCGATCAAGGAGCAATACAAGGAAGGCAAGATTGGCCGCACGGCTGGCTTTGACTTCTACGAAAACACGCTGGCCCCGTCGCACACCTCGGGCACCGCTGCCAAGACCACGAACTACGTGATGAACACCTCGACGGGCATCACGTCCGGCACAGCGACGCTCACGCAGCTTTCGACCGGCACCGACACGTTCCTTGTCGGCGACGTGATCACGGTTGCGGGCGTGTATCGCGTTCACCCGGAAAGCAAAGCCGTTACGGCGGACTTGCAGAAGTTCGTTGTAACCGCCAACTCGGGCGCAAGCGCGACCGAACTCGCCGTCTCCCCGACGCCGGTTACTTCGGGCGCCAAGCAGAATATCTCGGTTACTTCTGCCGGTGCATCGAAAGCCATCGTCAAGATCGCGGCGGGTGCTTCGGAAGTTATCCAGGGCAACCTGTTCTTCCACAAGGACGCCTTCGCCTTCGCGACTGCCGACTTGATCATGCCGAAGGGCTTGGACTTCGCCGCCCGTGAAGTCATGGACGGAATTTCCATGCGTATCGTCCGCCAGTACGACATCAATAACGACACGCTCCCGTGCCGTATCGATGTTCTCTACGGCTACAAGACGATCCGCCCGGAACTCGCTGTCCGCGTTCACGCCGACGGCTAATAGGCCATCGCAAGCGAGCGTTTCCTAACCGGGGCGCTCGCCTTCTTCCCATCATCGAAAGGTTATCGACATGACGACTCAATACGTTTCCGACCAGAACCCGGACGGAACCATCATCGGTTACAGCGCCACGGACAAGATCGGCTTTCATGGTACTGCCGGTACTGTCCAGGTTGCGTTGTCCGCCACGGCGGCTGCTGCCACCACGGCGGCGATCTCGGGCGCGACCTGCTACGGCTTCACCTGCCCGCAGGCTGACGCCATCCGCGCACTTGTAAACGCGCTCCGTGCTGCCCTCATCACCAAGGGCATCGCTTCTACCTAATGGACATAACCGTCCATATGTGTTCGCGGGGGCGCCCATTGCAGTTGATGGGCGCCCTTACGACCCTACAAGAAAACGAGAGCGGAGAACACAACGTCCGCTATGGCGTAGCCGTCGATGTGGACGACCTCGCCACAATCGGCATTTGCCAGACCATGAAAACGAAATGGCGGGCAGGGTCCGGCTTTCGTGTGGGCGAGCGTCCTATATCGATGGACGCATTGCACAACCAACTGGCCCGCGACATTCCGGGCGAGGTCTATGTCGGCTTCTGCGACGACATGCTCTGCACCACGAAGGATTGGGACAAAGAAATTGCGAAGCTCGTGGACGAAAACCCCAAGGGTGTG